GGGGTCTCTGCATCGTAGATGCGGTTTCGTCTGCTACACATCTGTAGCAAGCCTCTCACAGGAGAAAAATATTATGCCTTTCATCCTCGACCCTCATTGGAGAACCGATGAGGCACCGGAGGTCACTTCTTTTCCACGCGATCGCGTGTCTATAGAGGGACCTACGTATGATTACTATCTTCATTATAAAGAAGGTAATGTCATACGTGGACCAGATGCTTTCGTCAGCCATCAGGTTGAGCGAAGATGTCTGGACTACAATACCCCAGAATACTGGAGTCTTGTAGGCCGAGGGCGCATAATTAATAAACCTTGTGAGATCATCATTGAGACTACAAAAAGTCTCGGTGTAGGTTCTTATTCGGCGATTTATTTGCCGACTGGTAATGTCATGTACACTGCGACAGGACCGATAACCCAGGGATTTGCCAAATATGGCTTTTTTACTGATGGTTATCAAGTTCTGCCCGCTGAACCTGACCTTACCGACATGATTGATTTGGCCAAATTTAAGGCCATCAAGTTCATGGATAAGACCCCCCACGTGTTTGGAGAGGATGTCGCTGAGTTGCACAAGACCTTACGGTTTTTGCGCAACCCTATCGGCTCCCTCTTGAACGTCTCCAAAGCCTTCAGAAAATCCCGTTTGGGACACATGAAGGCAGGTTTGACCAGGGCGCAAGCCCTGTCGCAAACCTGGTTGGAGTTCCGTTTTGCATTAACGCCTCTTCTGATTTCTATAGAAGGGGCTATGATGCTCTACGGTTCACGTTCACCCTTGCCGGCTCGTCGAACAGCACGAGGCATCGTCAAATCCAAAGCTGGGTTTGATGAGTTTCGTGCGGGTAATCAATTTGCTACCCAATTTCTTGACGTGCAGGTTTCCGAGGAAGTTTCCACGGAAGTAAGGGCTACCATTCTTTATTCGGTTTCAAACCCGATAGACACTGGTAGAGAACTCGCGGGACTGCGTCTGAAGAACGTTCCTGAGACTGTTTGGGCAATTGTGCCTTACAGTTTCATGATCGATCGGGTTGTCAATATAACTGGAGCAATCCAGGGATATTTAAACCTTTCAGACCCAGGGCTTGATGTGTTGTCAGGGTGTGTCGTCACCAAAACCAGTTCTAAACGAACTGACCAGGTGCTGGGACAGCCTCATAACGCATATGATGTAACACTTACGGGGAACGTTGCTGAAAGGAAATCTTTCAAATATCAACGAACTCCTTGGGTGCCCACATGGTCTGAGACAATGCCTCCCTTGGAAAAGGGTGGGTTGATCAAGGATCTAACTAAAACCATCGACTTGCTGACTCTTTGTATTGTCAGACTGCGTTAATCGCAGACGTCGTTCAACAAAGGAGATCCTAATGGGTCTATCTACAGCAGCCCTGCTTATGGGCACAACTGGTGTTACCCCGGTCGGGGGCACCTCTTCTTCACTTGTTATATTGGAATCTGGGAATGGCAAGGTAAAAACCTTCATTGATGAAGGTCTTGCATTCGATCTCCGCAAGGAGATTGACGTTGAATTTAAACGTCCTGTTCCAACGCCATCAGCACCGACAAAGTACAGCAAAAAGCGTACTTTGTTCACAATCCGTTTTCCACGGGTCGCTGATGATGGTGTGACGAGGGATGTCGATGTTGTCAGAATTGAGTTTGCTCCTTCCATAGAGCTTTCTCCTGCTGAGACGGTAGAAATGCGCCGTATTGCAGCACAGTGTCTTTATGACACTGATTTTGACTCTGTCGTCGATGATCAGGCAAGTGCTTAAACAGCTCTTACTGATTATCCCTGTCGTTCAACAAGTGTTGCGTTGTTTATCGTGCCTCACAAGGGCGCAGAACAACGGTGACATATTACCTGGAGATTCCAATTATGTCAAGAAAAAACAGGCTGACCCCTCGAAAGAGGACTAAGCCTAGCTCTTTTCAACCTGATGTAGTTTTGACAAACCTACATCAAAATATAGTTCACGATTTCGGTCCCCCTACGGGTATCGATTATCTGGACTTGTCGCGGTCTCGTCAGCTCGAAGAGTTTGGTAATAAATACCTTTCTCCTGGAGCTGATACGTCGGACCTTGAAAGCTTAACTTATGCTAAGTTTCTCAAGGTTAACCGGTATATGAAACGCTTTTCTAGGCGTGAGTATCCGGTTCGCTCATACATCCAAAGTACCGATCCTTTTTTGGATAAGGTACTAATCCGAGCCCGTGCATTGGTGCACAGAGTTCTCGGTGGATTAGAGCGTGATGAATGGTTTGATGCGTGCAAACACGGAACAGGTAGCTCCATTGGAGTTCCCTACGTGGATACAGGCATCGAAGGTAAGTTTACCTTCCCATTGACAACAACAAGTTCAGTGGTCCCTCTATTTTTCTCCTACCTATCAAGTGAAAGACTTACACTTGATGCCATTGTAGATTTTAATGGCTATGACCCTACCGGGTCGAGGTTTGAGTTAGTATCGGGATCTCGTGCTACCACAGTGGATAAGACAACATCCATTCGTCGCATGATTGCAATCGAACCTACGCTGAATATGTTCTTTCAGCAAGGTTTGATGCACGTCATGTACGATAGGATGAAGTCTCACGGTCTTGACGTTGATACTCTTCCAGAGCGTCACGTTGAGAAAGCAAGGGAGGCATCAATCGATCGCAATCATGCGACTATTGACTTCTCCAGTGCTTCTGACTGCGTTAGTACTGGCTTGGTTCAGTACCTCTTTCCAGAGGTCTGGTTCAAGCATTTGACATCTGTTCGTTCACCTCTCATGACCATTCAAGGTTGTGATGTGGACTTACAGATGTTCAGTACGATGGGTAATGCTACAACGTTCCCTATCGAAACGCTGGTCTTCTGGTCACTTGGCAATGCTGTCACCTTTACCCTCGAAAATGAGGGCACGAACACGTCCTTCCTTCCCTTTTTCAAAGGGGGATGTAGGAGTATGTATCGTGAAGGTTGGGTTAATTACCCATGCTCCGTTTTTGGAGACGACTGCATTGTGCCCACTAAAGTAGCGCCTGCATTCATGCAGGTCTGCGAGGGCTTTGGCTTTATCCCCAATCAGGAGAAGAGCCATTATCTAGCAAGTGACCCGTTCCGTGAGTCCTGCGGTGGAGATTTCCACTCAGGGTTTCCCACACGCCCAATAAAACCACGGGCGCCCTCGAGCTCTAAGATGTCCGCAATGGAACCTTGGTTGTACATGTTGTCGAACGCACTTATAAAGAAATATATTGAATATTTCGGGTGCAATCTATACGTGTATCACCTTGGTTTTATGCGATATATCGAAGAGCTTTTCCGGGAGAACAATCTAAGGATCAAGATTGTTCCTCCGGACTTTCCCGATGATGCAGGTCTCCAAGACAACGGAGATCTGCACAGGATTGTTAGGGATCGCACTGTCATTCAGACAGTGTTGACGGACCCCAATGATACACCAAAGGTGTACTATTGTCGTTTCGTCTTCAGATCTCCTAACACGCCTACATCACCGGGCCTTCGTTACTGGTCAAGGCTTCGCGAGTTTAATCTCGCTAGCCTCAAACCAGATGCATGGCATGACTTTATCCCTCCCGAGCCGCAAATCAATGCGCTTCCTGAGGGTGAAGGTCTGTTACTGCAGTTCGATTCTTATCGAAAACGAAGGAATGGAGGATATGTGGTAGGAAAGGCAACTGCGCCCCATTGGGACGTTCCAGTTTGGATGGTTGATCACCATAGTTGCCCTAAATTTCCGGAACACCTCGTTGCATAACTGAAAAGTTAGCTATGCCCCTTGATCGTATAGGGGTAGAGGTTTAAAGGAAGTCTTCGT